CGCCGGGCTCCAGGCTGAAGCCGCTGGTGAACCGATACTGCCACTGCCAGCAGTTGAACTCGATATGGTTCATCCCGTCGCGGAGCCCAGACACCTGGACCGGATCAAATGCCCTGCGCCACCCACCGTTGTAGAGGCTGTAGTCCAGGCCGTCTGGCTGGAGGTTGCCGCCGTTGTTTAGTTTGATCGACTCGTCTGAAAGCAGCAGACCTGTAAACAGGTGTGTTTTGTGGAACGCCCCCTGTTTGATCTGTGCCCTGGTGATGTACTCACCTGGAAGGTTGTTGCGATCAACGCCACCGTTCAGCGCACCCTTTTGGGTGTTGTATTCATCGTTGAACCCATCAACATCCACGATGTTCTTTGAGCCAGGATCAAATACCGTCCAACGCTTACTCATGCCCGCTTCCCGCTAATGACTTTGGTGCCACCAGATGGGGTGAACTCGATGGCCCACCCAAGGATCACAAGATCGTTTATGGTCTCAATACCGTACTTGAACTCGGAACACACACCCTGATCAATTGGGAAGCGGATCTGGGTAAGCATGGACTCATCCCATGGATCCTCCCCCACAACCGCAGAGTCAAACACCTTTTGGTCTATGTGGTCTGGCCTTTGAAGCTTCATGCCCACGGTCTGGGTTCCATCTGGCCCCCTGTCTTTGTAGTGTGTCAGGGAGATCTGGTTGTCTCCCATGGTGAGGCACAAAAGATAGACATAGTTCACACGCCGCCTTGCCGACCTGTCTCCAAAATCCAGCCACGAGCTCTGGTAAACAGACGTGCATGGCGCGTTGTCTACGACAACCTCATCTTGGCCCACAAGCTGGTACTGCCCACCGCATGCCCGACGGTTGGAGATGACAAACAAACCAGACTCGACCGGATCGCCAGGCCCAGCAGAGCCGGTGTGATGCCCGAAGACAAGGTCTCCGTCTATCGTTGTGGTTAGAGATCCAACAGGGACATCCTCCCTCACAGACCATGGAGTGGTGTTTCCGCCCAACATGTCGAGATGGAGAACAACCCCAATACTTGGCCTATCCGACCCATCTGCGGGGAAGTAGCAGTGCCACTCTCTCCACTTCTGGCTGTATGCGGCGACAGCGCGTGCAGAGGTGTCGATGTTCATCCTCTTGATGGTCTTGTTGATTGGAGTCGAAATCTTGCGGAAATCAATGTTTCCACCAGCATCCATGTTTCCGGTCATGATGTAGACGCCGTCCTGTGCCAGGAACACAACCCCAAGATCTGGGATGGTAGTGACGCTGTCTTTCGATCTTGTCCCAACCGTCTGGGAGATGGGGGTCACATCAAACGAGCCATACGTCCCACGCACAACGTCAATGCCACGCTCTCTCAGAACAATCAAGAAGTTGTAGTGTGCGTAGAACCCTGTGATCTCGCCCGCGTCCCGCATTCCCACATCCATGAAGTTCAACACATCGAACTCATCGGGCTTGCCTGGCTTGCTCCAGTAGATCTTTGTCCCGTTGGACGTTCCGCCATCAAGGAATAAGCACCCCTTGAAGACTGCGGTGAACCTGGCAGCAGAAGCCGGAAACACGACAGAGTCGGTCAGCCCGGGTGCGAGGCTCCCGAGTGCTTGGTCGCCAACATGGTCGAACACATGCTCATCGTAGTTGTTGCCAACCTCAACACAGAAGTAGTAGTTCTCGGGAATGGTCGGATCCCCGCCCTTCATGTTCAGGGTTCGGTAAAGCCTGCGTGCGGTTGTTCCGCTTGGTCCAACTGGGATCTCAACCTTGGTGATAAAGCGGCTACCTGTGTAGGTTCCACCTGCGCTTGGGGAGTCCCAACTGACCACGTTTGACGATGACGACAACGGGCTCTCTGCCCCCGCGTTGTTGACCCACGAAACCTTGTACTTGTACGTGTTCTCCACATCAACACTTGCGGATCCAAGGCCAGCCTCTTGGATATCGTCTCGAGCAGGAATGCCAGCATCGAGGGTGTTCTCTGTCCACATCCCCACATGCTGTCCAGACGATCCAAAGTTGACCTGTGTCTCAACGCCCCAGACAGTGGGCTGTGGTGGGATCTCGCTCCACCCCAGTGTGTATGACGGGACGCTGATTGGCGATCCGCCACTCATCCAGACGGGCCATGCCGAATACTTGATCGGCCTATCGTGCCCATTGGTAACGATAAGGAACCGGCCAAATGGCGTATAGGTCGTGACCGGCTCGGATGGGGCGGGGATTACGCGACCAGAATCAATCACATGGGCCCTCATGTCCCCCGTGTTGCTCGATGAGTCAAGCCAGTACAGGGTTCCACCAGACTCAAACACCGTCCAATCCTGCGCCCCCTGATGCTTGCTCCAAATAAAGAGTGAGTCAATTCGTCCCATGCTGTCGAACGGACGCCAGAGGTTGCCAGGGCGTGGATCATACTTCTCATACCCAACCCTGGAGTCCCAACCATTTGTCCTCTTGTCAACCGTAAAGTTGGTGATCCGAGAAGCATCGCTTGGCTTCTGCGGGATGGACTCCGAAACACCGCCAAGCGGCGTGATCTCTACACGTTGACCATTCATGAGTGACTCAACGGCCCCCACTTGTCTCGGTATCCACCAAGGCTGGAGTCTCCACCGTTCTTCACCCATCTACGTGGGATCTCGGTCATGTACCGCTGCTCCAACTTGATGATCTCATCCTCGGCCTTGTCTTGGTAGATCTTGTGTTGAGGCAAGTTGTTGTGCTTGACGAACAGATCCGACAGGGCGCGGTAGGCCAGGTACTGGTGATGCGCTGCGGGGAACTGTGGGGAGTCCGTGTCCTCAATCAGCATCGGTGGCCGGTACATGTATCGGACAGTGATCTCAGTATCGACCGCCTGCCGAGGATACATGCGGATCCGCTGGTAGTTGCCGTCCACCTCGGAGAGTCGCTCCATGAACTGCCAGTCGTTTCCAGGGGGTGCGAGGGGGACAACGGTTACAGCCGCCCCTGGCGGGTAGCTGGTTCCGGGTGGAACAGACCTATAAGCCTTGTATGGCGAGAACTTCACCCAGAGCTCCTGGTAATACCCGGACCTCACGCCGTTCTCAGCCATGTTGACGGTGATCCCAGGGGTTCCACCAGTTGGTGTGGCGGTGATGGCTGGGCTTGGGGCTGAGCGGCGGTTGCCGTACACAAAGGTTCGGACGAAGCTGTACTCTGTGCCGACCGAAAGGGCTGGACCAGGAGTAAGTGTTGACGAGCCAATACCAACTGGAGATGGAACAGTGAAGTCGTCGTGGTGGACCCAGTGTGTAGATGTGCCCACCTCATCAAGCGGCAGCGCCCACATCTCATCTTCAAAGCGGGTGAGCGAGGCAAAGTTACCAATGTCTGCCGGGTTGGCGTTGCCCACGCGGTCTCTGGTTCCAATCTGGAGAACGGATACGCAGTCCTGGGGCAGGTCAACAAACCGGTGCTTGACCTTGACGGCAACCCCAGCGGCAGTGAGTCCCTCGTAGGGCTTCGTTAGATACAGGGTGTTTGTGGCCACATCAATCCAGGCGATGTCGTACTCGACACCACCAACCTCTGCGACTTGGCCGTCCATCCATGATGCGCCAACCGTGAATGCGGTGACATCTGTGGACCCGTTTGTTGTGGAGCCCGTTGTCGTCACATCTGCATAGGCAGTCGCGACTGTTTCCTTCTGAGCGAAGGTGAATGCCTTTTCGGCAAAGAGCTCAAACAGAGCATTGTTGATGAGTCGCGTGACCTCATCATCGTATGTGGTCACCGTGGGATCATAGTCGGTAACGGTCTTGACCAAGCCGATGATGTCCGTCAGACGCATATCTCACCTCAGATGGGGAAAACCCCCAGCCCAGTTGTGGCCGGGCTGAGGGTCATTGTGGGCAGATCAGTACGAGCGCGGCGAGACAAACACGGTTGCCGAGTTGCCTTCAGCAGTCGTGAGACAGATGCCACAGACGCCACCGTCACCTTCACCACCGCCGGCATCGTTGTCGAACGGGATGGCGCGGCCAGCGGTCC